GCCCTCGATCAGATTAACAACGCCGCGGGTGCCGACCTCGCTGCCAGCCTTCTGCACCGTCACTGGAACGGTTGTGTAACCATCAGGATAGGGGCTTTCGCCGGCCGTCATCGGTCCGGCCGACGCAACGACGAAATAGGACGGGATTCCGCTCGACACGTCACCAATTTCTCGCCAAACAGCGAGTCCAGCGCCGCCAGTAATATCAACGCACGTGTAAACGCCCGCCAGTGTCTGCCCATACCACCGCGACCCGGCGATGTAGCCTTCCGTGGAATCATTGCTCGAGGTCGGCGCCACAGTCGCGTTTGTCTTTTCGAGTATTTGCCACGCACTGTTCGCGGAATTCCGCTTCTTCAGGCATCCTGATCCAGTGTCGAACCACAGTTCGCCCGGCTCAGTATTACTCGGCTCGACAGCGCCATACTGCATTGTTTTCAGGGCGTTATCGACAAGATTGAAGCCGGTCCGAACGGAAAGCCCCGAACCGTCCGGCACGACGCCAATTGCGGCTTGTGTCATCTCTTGTGATCCTTACGCCCAATAGAATGGGTAGACGGCACCGCCGTCAAACGTGGAAGAAGCGCCAGCGTAAAGACGAAGCCGAGTCAATGTTGACGCGAGCGTTTTCACACCGAACGACAAGACTCCATGGTTTTCCGAGCTTCCAATGCCAATCAGCGAGCCTTGGAAAAGCCACGTGTTCGCCCCTTGATAGTAAAGAGAAACGATCCCTTGATAAACTTCGCTGGCGGCAAGGCCGCGAGTCACCTGGAAATTGGAGGAAAAGCTGACATTCGAGCCGGAATCCGACCGCGCGGCGCCGACGTAATTCGCCGCTTCGATTCCGGAAGTAGTCCCGAGCTGCACGTACATGTCTTGAGCGCCCGCCAAAGACAAATTGGACAGGAATACCCCAATTTCCACAGCATCCGCCGGAATCCCGGTAATCTCAGCGTAAGCACCTGAAACATTCTGTAGCGCCATGGCCGTGCGCGCCCGACCGCGCGCAACCCAAGTCGCCGCCGCCGACAAAACCTTGGTATCAGTAACGTCTTGCGCCGTAGGACCGGGAACGAGCCCGGCGGTTGACTGGACGAAAACATCCAGTGAGAATTTTTTCCAAACGGCGGCGCCGACACTCGCGCTCAAGCAAACATAGGCGTAAGTAATCGACGAAACTGTGGCGAACACAAAGGAGCCGACAGAGTAGCCGGCCGAGGAATCGCTGTTGACTGTCGGCGCCGCCGACGCATCGAACGTGTGCTTTTTGGTCGCGATCTCGTTGATTTGAACCGAGTTGACGCGCGCCGAGTACGTCGTGCCGTCCCAATCTGCGGCGGCAACCCACGCATTATCAGCACCATTTCTGACCTTTATAGTGCTGGTTTGTGTGTCCCACCACAGCATTCCCGCATAAGTTTGCGTCGGCGCCGTCGCGCCACTATTCATCGTGGCGAGTGCTTGGACAATAGTGTTCACGTCCGCGCGAAACTGCGTCCTTGTCTCGTTTGGGATATTTCCGAGCTTCGCCGATTGTGTCATAGGATTTCTGCCCTTACTTCAAGCAACGTTACGTCAATGTTTGTGTTCGCCGCCGTCGTCCACAAGACGGCGCGGAATTGCACCGCGCGCGCTTCGATTTCCGAAGCATCCAGCCGCCGCCAGCTAGACCACGTTGGCGAGCCGCCAGGATCGTCGTCCGTTTCTCGCATCTCGACAACAACATCTCCGGAAGCCGACGTATTAACGTCAATCACCTCGTCGCTATCGACAAAATCGGTCGGGTCATCCCATAGATCGGTTGTGCTGTACATCGCCGCAAACACAAGCGCGGTGAGCCGGACGTGAATAACCGCCTCAAAGTCCATTCCGGTTGCGAAGTAGTAGCGGCCGAAACTCGCGACCCCCTCGCCGTAAATGTCGAACTCAGGAATCGCGTCCCACGACTGCGCAACGTCGATCGAGCCGGTTTGAAGGCGCAAGACTGACCCGACGACAGAACAAGTTTCGACCGTGCCGGGAAATGTTGGATGCTCAATCACCGTCTCAAGCAAGGTGAAAGTAGACGCGGAAGCCTGCTTCGTCGGCCAAGCTACCACATCGGAAGAATTTCCTAAACTGTCAATCACCCGGCCGAGATAAGTCCCCGGCTTCAGCGGCAGCACAATAAACGTTGACGCCCCCGAGATCTCGGCGCCGTTCAGTGATGTAGACGACGCCCAACTGGCACCCGTCGTGACTGGAGTCCAGCGCCATTGAATCGCGCCGCCAATCAAAACGTCGATCTCAGCGGGCCGATCCCAGCGCAGTTCTATTTGTCCACCAATGGTTTGCCCGGCGACGTTTTGAAGCGCGCTCGGAATGTCCGTGCGTCCAAGCACGGTGTACGCGCTGATATTTGCTGGCGGCGACGACAAGTAATTCGGCGCCGTGTACCACAGCTTCAGATCATAGGTCTCGCCGTCCTCGACTCCAGTAATCGTTGCGGAATTTCCGCCGAATGTCACGGATGCGCGCTCCCATTGACCATCCGTGCGCGACAGTCGCCAAGAAGCGACAACGGTTAGCTCCGGAACGGCCACTGGCTGCAAATTCACCAGAATCGCGGGAATCAGCGTCCCCGCGCGCGTCTGCACCATAACCGCAGTGTCGCTTTGGATGCTAATCACAATCGGCGCCGCCAAAGACCGCGCCGCCACCGATCCCGAGGACCACTGCGGCAAATCGCCAGTGTCCGAGGAAAAGATTCCCTCGTGGTACAGCACCGCGGTGAGTCGGCACCGCATATCCGTTGTTGGAACCTTTCCCTTCACGACTAGATCAATTGTCTCGGCCCCGCTGATCCCAAAGACAACGAGCGTCCCGATTTCCGGCAAATCGTCCTCGTCGGTCGCCACCAAAAGGGGCATTGCGGAAACATCGCCGGCCATCTCCTGAAGGCGAATCGTCAACTGATCGCCTACTGCCGGGCGCGCGACCAGCGAATAATCGACTCCCGCCGTCGTCTCAAACGCCGTGTCAAGAACAACATGGGACACGAGTCCCGTCCCGGCCTGAATCTGGTAGTTGGCAATCCTCGCCGCTCCGATCCCGACCGCGATCACGTCGTGAGCGAAACGAATCCGCGCGCCAACATCCAACATCAACGCTTCAGGATCGCATTCCCATTGATGAACCTCCCGTCTCAATCTCCTTTCCGCGAGCAGTCTGCGACAATATTTGTAGACGGTGCCAGGATTTGTTATGCCGGGCAGTGTAAGTTGCTGGGTATAGATCGCATTATTTTCGTCGTAGCCGTCATCATAAACAATGCGCTCGTTGGTCGCATAATCGGATGTCTCGTCGATGAAATTAACAGAAATCGAGTGAAGCGGCGCCGGGTGCGTCACTTCGCACGAGTAATTCCTAACGTTTCTCGCGGTAAATAGCTGCTCGTAAGCCGGGCGTTCTCTGTCAACCACAACCGACCAGAGGCCATCCTTTGCGGCGAACATCGCGAATCCAGTCAGCGCAATTTGCGCCAGCCGATCCTGCATTCCCGCATCGTCCGTAAAATAGGCGTTGCACCGCAAGTTCAGCGCAGTGCAAAACTCGTGCCAGTCCTGAATCTCGTCAAGATCAATAGAGGAATCGGAAACCGCACGCTGCCAGTGCGGCGATTGCAGGTAATGCCGGAAGATAGCCGCCGGATTCGCAGTCGGGCGCCAAATCCAATTAGCGCCGTCCCAATCCCGCAGAATCGACGTGCACAATACCTTAACTGTGTTCAGCGAGCCAGAAAGTTGTTCAGACGCGCGGATATTGATTGCCAACATCGCAACGCCGAGTAGCGGAACGGGCGATGCCGCGCTGATCGACCGCAAGATTAGCCACTTGAAAACAGACACGTTCCTGTCGTTCTCATCGTCCGGTGTCGTCCGCGTCACGCGGATGTCGTACTTTCCGGCCGCGGGAAGCTGAAATTTATAGCCTCGCCAAACCGGAGTCGCGTTTCTGCCCTTTGCGGCGGTATTCACTCCAACCACCCAGGGATCGGACGTGCCGTTCAGGCGATACTCGATCTTGATCCCCGCTGTCTTGTCGTTTCTCTTGCCAGCCGGCTCTTTCTCGAAGTTGACTAGGCCGCCCTCCCACACAAATTCACACGTCACCGAAGATGTATCGGGCTGGGTGACTCGCGTGACCGCGCCATTTTCGACTGACACAACCGTTGAAATCACTTCGTCGTAAACGTCGTTTGGGTAAATCGAAAAAGGCTTGCCCTGATTCTTGTCCCACGCGGCCGCCTCAGAAGCCGCCGCAAGTCCGTTGAAAGTAATGGTATCCCCGACAACGTAAGTAACGCCGTCTTTGGTGACTGGCGCCGATATTGTCCAAGTGTCCGCGAACACTGGACTCGACGGATACGCGGAAGAAATGTCCGCTGAACCTTTATCAGTGAGCGCGTAATAACCGCGCCTAAATTCAGTGGTGACCTCGCTATATTCGCTGATAGGCGTTTCCCCAATCCAAACAGTCGGTGTCGTCACCGGCCCGTCAGAAATCGCGAATATCGCGTTTAGGAATCTATCCCCGCCGATTGTCTCGACGAATTCCACCGCCGCAATGAACGGCGGAAACTTGAGAGTCCCGGCCAGAGTCGGCACGCCGCCGAACATCACAGCTTGATTCGCTCCGCTAATGTCGAACTTGCCTTCTTCCGGCCCATAAATTCCGGGCTCTTTTGGCGGCAAAAGATAAGTTGCCGACACATCAAGCGCAGTAGATGCTGCTATCAACGCGGCCCCGTAAGGCGCCGTCGGCGGATAGAACAGCATAATTGTGCCGACAACTTTCATCGCAATTGATGTCCACATTACAGCGGACTGCGATGATTGCGGAATCTGGCATACCTCGACAATGGCGGTAGTTTTTGGCCTGACGCTCCGCCATTTGTCCTCAGGAATCACAATCCCGCCGACAGAGACTTGAATCCTAGCAGCCAGCGGCACCGTGCCATCTTCGGTGAAAGAATCGACAATCTCCGCCACGGACGCGCCATGACGGATCGAGCGCCGACAAGAAACCGCCGCAAATGGAGCGGATCGAAACCGCGCTTGGATCATCCGCGTCGCCATACCGATATTCTTCCCGATGCGTGCCGCAACCGCGCGATTCTAGAGAACTTCCCCGGTCGCGTCTCAAGGTAAGACTGACTCGTGACCATTAGCCCGACGTGCGTCAACCCGCCGGGATGCTCGAACAACAAAACGTCGCCGGCCGCAACCTCCCCGATAGGGATTGGATGCCAGCCGAAAACCGCCGCATCCGCGACAGTCCTTGGAAGCGGCGCGCCTGTCTGATCTTCGAGCACAAGCGAAACCAGCCCGTAGCAATCCGCCCCTGAGATGTCGGCGCCACCCTCGACAAATGGAACGCCAACATAACGCATAACCCATGAGGGGAGCATATTGCTCATTTCGGGAACAGCCCAGGAAAGCGAACCTTGTCGAAGCGAATGTTCTGTGCGCGCTCCCTCGATATTGGAAACATCCCCAACACAAGCTGGGTTTTATAGTCGATCGTGTAGGCTTGTGACGTTACTGTTAAATTCGAAAAGCTTTTCTCGATCACATTTGGGGTATCCACCACCACGATCGAGATTACCAGAGAAGGCGCCTCCGAAAGTCCCCGTAGAACTGTCGTGATGCTGTTGTCCACAGCATCGAAAACAAGACGAGCCCGAGGAATCTTATCCTCTCCCTGATCCGGAAGCTCAACCTCGAATGGCCATGACTGGTAAAGATTGCCGTTGCTCGTTAGACTCTCGTTGTTGTTGGTGAAACGCAACGGGTTGGCCAAATCAGGGTGGCTAACCTCCAAGAGATAAACAAAGCAAACGTCCGTCTCTTGTTTATAGAACTCGTCACGCAGAGTCATGGCAAGTCCCGAACATGCTCTAGGACAACCGTCACACGATACCAGTCCCCGTAGGAATGCCCCTCAATTCTCGGCTTATCGATGATTCTATATTCGCCGAGAACTTGCCTGTAGGGATGCAGCCACTCAAAAACGAGCGTCCCCGACTTCAGGGTGGTTTTGTAGAACTCGATGAAGTCAGTCAACTGAGTCTGATTTACCAAGAACGGCGCTACCATCCCTTCGCGTCCCCACGCCGTGACTCTGCGCTGTTTTGCAATGTTGGCGTCCGTCGCCGTCCGCGCGACGTTATCGGGCAAGAGAAGCTCGAACCCCGAGCTTTCCGGGAATTGTGGCAACGAAACCGGCCATGTAGCGGTCATCTAGCGCCTCTCACTGCTCGATTGGCCAGCGATCCGCGACGCGCGATCACATCCGCAACGATGCTGTCAATATCGATCGTCAGCCCTTCTTCCGAGGAACGCGCCGAAACCCTCGCGTTCGAGTAATTATTAATCTTCACATTGAGCGCCGGTGCCGTAGATTTGACGCCAAGCTCGCCCCGCGACGTGCGCGCCAACGGCAGAATCCCTTCCGGCCCTGCTTCGCCGGCCATTCCATAACCGCCGCGAGTCTGGAAAAGAGTCCTTTGGCTAATCACGCCGCCAGCCGCGAACGGAACAACATTGCCCCCTTGGTAAACATTCCCGTATGCGGACGCGACGCCGCCGCCATAATTGACCCCGTTGCCGATTCCTTGCCCCTCAGCGCCGGTAGTGGTGCCGCCAAAAAGGCCAGAAAACGCGCCGGCAAGCCCCTTGAGCGCGCCCGCCGCCCTCATTTCATCGCTTATCGAGTTAATGGCGTAACGCGACATTGACTGCATTAGCGTCGTGATTGTGATTTTCGCAAACGACGATGTAATTTCCTGCGCAGTCAGCTTGCCGCCGTTAATTAAATTCATGAAAAGAGTGGTGAATTCATCGCCGATCCGCTCGGCAATACTTGTTGCAGCGTCTCCAAGAGCAGTGAAGAAACCCGACGTTTCCGCCGTCGCCCGCGCGTAGCGATCTTCGATCAACTTCGCCCCGCGTGCGGCCTGCTCCGCTGTCAGCCCGGCTTGTGTGGCCTGCTCCTTCCACGCCTCGATGTCGGCCGTCTTGCGCATAGCCGACGCCTCTTTGCTCTTTCCGACCGCCTGAAGCTCCGCCATCTCCATTTCTTGGAGCGATTCAAGCGCGTTTTTGCGGCGATTCTTCTCCGCGGCGATCGCCGCCTGAGAAATCAACCCGCTACCCTCAGCGATCTTTTCCGCACTCAGCCCGGCGAGCTTAGCTCTTTTTTCCCATTCGTCCCTATCGAGCTGCAAACGAAGCTCAGACGCGGCTTTGTAATCGCCAACAGATTCGAGCGTAGATGCCTTCAACTCCATAAACAGGCGATCACTTTCCCTGAGCCGTTGTGTTGTGCTATCCTCGCTGAGCTTTGTTATCGCGGCGATCCCGCGCGCCGTTTCCTGCGCGCTGAGACCAGATTCCTTGGCCTGCTCGCGCCAAGCGGCGATATCGACTTGTTCGCGAATCTTCACTGCTTCGGTATAGCGGCCTTGCTGCTCTAATACCTCCGCTTCCTGCATTAGGATTTCGCGCATCGCGGACTCACGCTTACGCCGCGCAGATTCCGCCTCGCTCGCCGCGCTTTTTGCCTCGCCCGCCGCCTTTTTTGCCTCGCGCGCGAGCCGCTCGTCGCGATCTTGGCGTGCAGCCTCCGCCTCGTCCTCGAAGCGCGGCTTCGGAGGCTTGATCATCGCCTCGCGCTCCGCGGCTTTTCTGGCAACCTCCGCGTCGTCCGCCTTGGCTCTCTCCTGCAACTTGCGATTTTCTTCCTCCAGATAGGGCAAGAGCTTGTTCTTGTTGAACTGGTAGCGAAGATCCTCTTTAGAAGATCCTGGAGTCAACGGTCGCACAAACCAATCGCCGAAACTCTGTTTCCCTTCCAAAACCCCCTTCAATGTGGGAGTGTTTTCCTCATAGTCCTTAATGTCAGCTCGCAATTGCTTGAGCTGCGTTGAAACATCAGTTGATCGTCTGTTGGCGTACGCTGCCAGCGTACCGGACGCAGTGTTTACAAGATCGATTAGCGTCTTAGATGCGCCCGTCGCCTGATCAATGACTTTCACCACCGCCAGAATCGCGTTCCTCATGTTCGCGCCGGCGCGCTCGAACGTCCCTTCTACGGACTTCATTTCTTCTTCGAGCTTCGGCGCGGCATGAATCAACGCATAGAAAAAATCCTTGCCGGCGACATTCGCTTGCTGAATCTCATTCCTCAAGCCGGCAAGCGATGTCCCAACGCCTTGGAATCCTTCAGCCACCGCGCGCGCCGTGCGCGGCGACCCTTCCATGATCGATCTAAACTCATCTCCTTGAACATTAACCGAATTGATCGCCTGCCCGAGCTGCAACAAAACCGCACTAGCTTGTTGCGCGCCGACGCCTTGAATGGCTAGCGACTGAGAAACCGCCCG